TCGAAACAGTAATTAACGGACAAGAGGTAACGGTGGAATATGAGTACACTTATTACTACGAAGATGATACATGCTTCGAGGACATTAACATTACTAATGTTAACGCATACACTGAGGACGGTGCATGCGAGGTTGATTATGAACTAATTTATAAAGACATCTATGGAAAGCGCAGTTTCGAAAATCTATGAAGCTATGGAAAGGCTTGAGCCTTATCATTTTGTTGAGTTCTTAAAAGACAATAAACAAACCTTGTTAAAGTTAGAGTCGTATCTAATTCAAGAAGCATCTATTAAAGCACAAATGGAAATATTACAATCTAAAAACAACTAAATATGAAAATCATCTCAGCGAGTATCAATCTAAACAAAATCAACAAATCTAAATTAATCAAAGGTAAAGACGGTAACGAATATCTTAACATCTCAATTATCTGTAACGATTCCGAAAACGAGTGGGGTAAGGACGTGACTATTACTGAAGGGCAAAGTGAACAGGAGCGTAAAGATAAAGTAAAGAAAAATTTTATAGGTAATGGTAAAACAGTTTATAATTCAGACAAACAATTCTAATGAAAACAATCAACTCTAAATTATTAGCCTTCCAAACAAAGGTTAATGCAATTAAAAAGGATGGTAAAAATCCTCATTTTAAATCCTCTTACGCTACGCTTAATCAAATCTTAAGCGATGTTAAGCCATTACTTTCAGAACTTGGATTAGTTATTATTCAACCTATTGACGGACTTAATGTTAGTACGGTTATAACAGATTCCGAAACTGGTGAGTCCGTTACTTCGACCTTAAGAATACAAGATGGCTTAAATGCTCAACAAGTAGGGGCGTGCATAACTTATTATCGGAGATTTACTTTAAGTTCGCTTTTATCTTTGGAAATGGAGGATGATGATGCGAATAGTGTGGTTAGTTCAAAGAAAATTAAGCTATCCGATATCACTATGAGTAAAATGTTAGATGCTATTGAGAAAGGTCAAAAGAAACAAGTTGAACAGGCCTTAGATAAATACGAGCTATCCGATACCCAATGGAAAGTAATTCAAACCGCTTTTAAGAATAACTAATGGAGAAGTTAAAAAAAATATCAATGATATCGGAAACCGATAACGTTAAAAACGAAACATTTTTTTGTGTATTCATTGAGTACGAATCCGGTGCTGAATACCGTAAATGGTTCTCACGTCAAACAGAAGCGGAAGCGTTTTACGACTACTATTTAAAAGTTAATGTACCTAATAACTTACTTGTTAATTTAGTTAAAACTCATGACTTTTAATAATCAACTATTCCGATGCTCAACACTGGGCAAAATAATGACTAATGACAAGTCAGGTAAAAAAATGGGTGAAACCTCAAAGTCGTACCTCAAGGAGTTATTCCGAGAGGTGCGCTGGGGTGTTCGTAAAGACTTCACTAATAAGTACGTAGAAAAAGGTTTAGCAGTTGAAGATACAGCTATTCAATTTTACTCTAATGTTAAAGGCAGTTTTTATTCTAAAAATGAAGAGTTTTATTCAAATGAGTTTATATCAGGTAGTCCGGACATAGTATCCGATAAGATAATCGATATAAAAAGCTCTTGGAACGCTCACACATTCCCTTTTAAAGACGATGCGCTTAATAAAGATTACTTTGCCCAAGTTCAAGGTTATATGTGGTTAACTGGCTTAAAAGAGGCTATTGTGGCTTTTGTTTTAATTGATACACCAGTACAGTTAATCGAAGATGAAAAAAGACGTATAAGCTGGAAGATGGGCATGGTATCGGATTTAAACCCTGAGTACTTAAAAGCCTGCGAAGAGATAGAACAGAATCATATCTTTACTCATGTACCTGAATCTGAAAGGGTAGTTGAATACGAAGTCCGCTATGATGAAGAGTTTATCGAAAGGCTTAAAAACAGAATTTTAGAATGTAGAACTTATTTAAATAAACTTTAAAATGAATAATATAGATAAAATAAAAGAAATAATAAATTTAGATATAATTAATTTAGATTTAGAATCAAAAATAAATTACATTAACAATTTAAGAGAATTTATACATGACATATCTCCATTTAAAAATGAACCAGTTGATTTTGTTAAATGGATTAAATGTGATAATGTAATAGCTAATGATTATAATCCAAATAAAGTTGCTCCTCCAGAAATGCAATTATTAGAAATATCTATAATGAATGATGGTTATACACAGCCAGTTGTTACTTTTCCAAAAGATAAATCAGTAGTTGAGGTTGTTGATGGTTTTCATAGAACAAGAGTTAGTAAAGAATCAAAAATAGTTAGACAAAGAGTTTATGGATTTACTCCAACTGTAATTATAAGAAAAGAACAATCTGATAAAAATGACAGAATAGCTTCTACTATTAGACATAATAGAGCAAGGGGTAAACATCAAATTGATGCGATGAGCGAAATAATTTTAGAATTAAAAAATAGAAATTGGAAAAATGAAAGAATAGCAAGGGAACTTGGAATGGATGAGGATGAAATACTTAGATTATGCCAAATAACAGGATTACAAGATATATTTAAAGATGATGATTTTAGTAAATCTTGGGAAAGTTCTGATATTATAACTAATTATGAGCCAATTACAGATGATTTATCACCGGAAGAAGTAGAAAATTATAGAACTGTAAATACAAATGACCCGGATAGGATATTTCATACTTTTGAAAAATGGGAATGTCATAAAGCTGGTTTTTATGCTTCTAAAAAAGATGGTATGACTCAAGAGCAATGCGAAAATGAATATGCTAAATTTTTATCTGATGATGCAAGATTCAAGGAAGGATTGAATGGAGTATTAAACGAATGGATAAATTCATGTGAACATTATTTAACTAATAAAGCAATGAATAGAATTGCTTGGTTAGGTCAAGCAGCTATGTGTTATTCTACTGGTATTCCGTCTAAATATTGTTCTGGATTTAATTTATTGACTGAATCTCAACAAGACAAAGCTAATACAATAGCATTAGAGGCGTTAAATTATTGGATGAAAAAATACAATAGAAATGAGATTACAATGGAAGAGGCTTTATCAATTGGACGTCAAGTAAATATATATTAATATGGCTACAAAAATATATCAACAAAAAAACGTTTATCAAGCAAGCGTTGTAAGAATAAAAGAAGTATTTGATAATTTTGAAAATATATATATTTCTTTTAGTGGAGGTAAAGATAGTTCTGTAATGTCACATCTTGTTTTATCTGAAGCTAAAAAAAGAAATAGAAAAGTCGGTTTTTTAATAATAGATTTAGAGGCCCAATATAATGATACAATTTTACATATAAATCATATGATTGATATGTATAAAGATTATATTGATTTACATTGGATTTGTGCTGAATTATTATTACGTAATGCTGTTTCAAATTTTCAACCAAGATGGGTATGTTGGGATGAATCTAAAAAAGATGTTTGGGTTAGACAAAAACCAGAATTAGCATCTAATTTAAATCAATATGATTTTTATGTTCCTAAAATGGAATTTGAGGAATTTATGGTAATTTTTGGAGAATGGTATTCTAAAGGTAAAAATACAGCTGCTTTTATAGGAATTAGAGCAGATGAGAGTTTACATAGATATAGAGCTATTGTTTCAAGAAAAGATGGACTTATGTTTAATAATTGGAAATGGTCTACAAAAGTATCTAATAAACTTTATAATATTTATCCAATATATGATTGGAGAACTGAAGATATATGGGTTTTTAATGGTAAAAATAAAAATTTACCTCATAATAAAATATATGATAAAATGATGATGGCTGGAGTTAAAATAAGTCAACAAAGGTTATGTCAACCATATGGTGATGACCAACGTAAAGGTTTATGGCTTTATCATATATTAGAACCAGATACTTGGTATAAATTAATAAACAGAGTTAATGGTGTAAATTCCGGAGCTTTATATATACAAGAAAATGGAAATATAACTGGATATAATAAAATAACAAGACCTAATAATCACACATGGCAAAGTTTTTGTAATTTATTATTATCAACTATGCCTAAAAAAACAAGTGAGCATTATAAAGAACGTTTTAAAAAATTTATTAAAGGATGGCAAGATAGGGGATATTTAATAATACCTGATGAAGCTCCAGATGATTTAGAATCAAAATGTTGGGTACCATCTTGGAGAAGAATGTGTAAGGTTATTTTGAGAAATGATTATTGGTGTAAAGGATTAGGTCAAACTCAACCATTATCTGATGCGTATGCTAAATATAAATCAATTAAAAATTTACAAAAATTAAAAAATCAAAATGCGTAAACGCTCTTTAAGTACGGTTAAAAAAGAATTGGACCGTGTATTCTCTGAGTTTATCCGAAAGCGTGATGCAGACCTTGACGGATATATTACTTGTGTTTCATGTAAAAAGAAAGTACACTGGAAGGATTCTAACTGTTGTCATTTTGTAGACCGTCAACATATGGCTACCCGTTACGATGAAACTAACTGTAATGCCGGATGTGTTCAATGTAACGCTTGGGATAAAGGATTTCACATATTTGAATATCAAAAGTTCTTAGATAAAAAGTATGGACAAGGTACATCCGAAACCCTGATGAGAATGCGCCACTTTACAATTAAATTCTCCGTTACTGAATTAGAAGAGAAAATCAAATACTATAAACAAATAAATAAAGAAATATGAAACAAACAGCAGTAGAATTTCTAATTGAAGAAATTAAGCCATTTTTAAGTATGCCTATTGAAGATGCATACAAAACAATTTTACAAGCCAAAGAAATGGAAAAGCAGCAACAGAAGGTTATGTTTGATTGCGGAAGGCAGTATCAATTAACCGGAGAAGGAACATTCACACAGGTTCATAACGAAACTTATGGAAAATAAAAAAACAGCCATGCAGGAGCTTATATTTTGGGGTAAAGTTTTATTAAAAAAATATCCCGAAAGTAAATTATCTTTTAGTGAGGTAATAGACAAAGCTGAAATGCTTTTAGAATTAGAACATAAACAACTTACCGATGCTTATAATCAAGGGCATATAGATAGAAACAATAATAAATTTAAACTACCATGAAAACAGAAAACTTAACAAACGGTGACCGAATAAGAATTTGGTTAGAAGATTCAGTAGAGCCGGAAGGCGGTACTTGGTGCTACGGATACGTCCGCGAAGCAGTCGTTCGTAAATTAATCTTTGTTGAAGATAACAGACCTGAAGATTTTGAAAATGAAATAGATACCTTCAACGGATATCAAATAGAAAAACTATGATTATTTATACTAACTATTACTCAACTGTATCAGATGAAACAATTTTCAAACTCGGTTCGCGAATATTTTATTGCCGCAACTACTGACTGTAATAACCCCCGACTTTGTTGGGATGGTCAAAAATGGATAGTTAATAGGTACTTCGGGCCTTATATTTTAAATAAAATTGGTTGGGAAGTTTGTTTTTAACTAAAAAATAGTTATATTTGTACCCGTATGAGTGCAGCATACATTGTTTTTCATGTTTGTTTAATTAACCCACTGGGGGGAGGCACTGCACGCCGAACCTCGTGGGTTTCTTCATTTTATGTATACAATTATTTCACATCCCTTAAGAAAGGCGATGAACCTATCCATTAGCGAATACGCTGTTTTGGATTCAATTTACCATCAAGTATTTTATTCGAGTGGTAACAGAACATTCTCGGTTATTTATATATCCGATGAGTTGTCATTAACTAAACAAGGCATTTATAAAATAATCGAAAGGTTGTTTAATAAAGGGTTTTTAATTAAGATTAAAGACAAAACAATGCCATCAGTATTAACAATTAAGTTAATGAAAGGAGTTCAAAATGGCTAAGGACCCAGCATTCTTGTTTTATGCTTCTGATTTTTTAACCGGAACTATGTTTATGTCTAATGAGCAATTAGGTATCTATATTAGATTATTATGTTCTCAACACCAGCATGGAGGGTTAATTGATAAAACTTCTTTTAATTCTTTAGTTGGTCAGCATGATATTGTTAAAAATAAATTTATTGAAACCGAATCAGGTTTTTATAATGAACGTTTAGCTATTGAGATGCATAAAAGAACAAAGAAATCTAATAATTTAAGTAATACAGCTAAAGAGGTTTGGGCTAAAAGAAAAGCCGAAAAAAATACAATTGTATTACAATCGTATAACAATACTAATACAAAACTAAAAGAAAATGATACAAACGTAATACGGATTGAAGATGAAAATGAAATTGAAATTATAAATGAAAATATAAATGAAAATAAAACTAAAATAAAAAAAGCGTTAATTCCAAACTTTGATGAATTTTTAGAATACGCTAAAACAAAAGAACCTAATGTTGATTCATCGGACTTAAAGTTAAAATACGATAGCTGGTTAGAATCCGACTGGAGTATTAACCGCTCAGGTAAGTATCAGAAAATAGTTTATTGGAAATCTACTTTGTTAAATACTTTGCCATACATTAAAAAATTAACCGTAAATTCGGGACCTCAAAAAGCACAACGTAATCAATATTTATGAAAAAGTTAGAAGAGAATCTACTCGGTACTATTTTGTTATTCCCTCAAGAATTCGTTTTAAGCGCAGATAAATTAAAAGTGGAGTATTTCTACCACTTTGAGACGAAGTGCGTTTATAACGCAATGTGTGAGCTTTTAAAGGGTGGTTTTAACATAGATACCGTTACCGTTTGTTTAGAACTTAAAAAAAGAGGGCAATTAGACCAAATTGGAGGCCCGTATTATATAACAAGTTTAACAAATGAAATCGGGAATCTAAATTTTTTAATTAATAGGTTAGTTGAGGTTTATTTAATTAGAGAATTATCTTTTTTAGGACTTCAGATTCAAAAGAAAACAGCGGATATAGTTAATGACCCATTAGAAATAATTGAAGATATTAACAATAAGATATCCGATATTACTACCTTTAAGTTAGATAAAGTTAAAACACTAAAAACTATTTACGGGGATTTAGTTAAAGACATTTACGAAGTAATAAGCTCAGGTCAACCCACTGGCATACTTTCAGGACTTAATGACTTAGATTCAATAACTGGAGGGTGGCAGAATGGGAATTTAATTATAATAGCAGCACGTCCGGCTATGGGTAAAACCGCAGTGGCTTTACATTTAGCTAAAATACCGGCTTTAAATAATATTCCTGTGGCATTTTTTAGTTTAGAGATGACCGCTTCAGAATTAG